GGTGTGTTTTACTGCAGTTGTTATAACGCTGCAGCATGTGGTCACATTATGGATGTTATCCAACAAAAGAGTGGCCTTTACAGCTATCTCTTGGGTGACAAACAGAGGTGTACCATGAGCAAAAGAACTGTCGATTCATACCGGCATGTTCCGTTGACATTGGCTGGTGGGTGTGATACCCTAAAGTCAAATTATGGGGATAGGATCCTCATGAAAAAGGTGTGGGATATACCCGAAGTTGAACATCGGGTGAAACCGCCTGGGAACGCGATGATTTGGTTCCCTACAGCCCACGGACCGTATACCCGTACTAGTCTACAAGTAGCGCAATTTAAGCGTGAACGTTATGGCTATTACTTCTGCCATGGTGAATTGGTGAGGGCTAGATATACAGATTTTTCGTATGTCTTGTTTTACCCCGAGCTCGTTGCCATACAACACCCATCTGGGTGGTGGACTCGGCCGTTATGGGATGCGATCCAAGACTCGTATGTCGATATATCGGATACAGTCGCCGAATACGATCAGGTCGCCGGCATGTTCGTCCAAGCTGTTAAGGCTGTAGACAATATGTGGCGGTGTCTCCGTAGGGGACGCTGTAAGGGATTTGTCACCTATAATGTTTTAGGGTGGCTAAATGTTCCTTCTGCTTGGTTGTGGTATTCATTCGGCGTTCGCCCCTTAGTTGAAACACTAAAGGATGCCTATGAGGAGTTTAGCGAAGCTAGCTTCTCCAACCTTCACAAAGTGAGATTGGTTGATAAACGGGAAGCAACCCGGTTTGCTGGGTTGAACAAAAGTAAAACTGAGTCCAAGCAGGTCGTGAAGGCCTACTGGCTCATGGAAACTAAAACTTCCCTCGGAGCATTAGCGTTAGGCGAACCCGCCCGATGGGCATGGGAACGTTTACCTTTTAGCTTCGTGGTAGACTGGCTACTACCGATTGGTGGGGCCCTAGCCGCAGCTGAGGCAAAGCAACATGTGATCATTAAATCTGCCGTGCTAACACAAAAACAAAGTATTAGCACTCAACGCACAAGACATACGTCAAGTTCGTTCACCAAGGTGTCCGCAGGCCGAGCCACTACGTTTAACTACGTTAGGTGGTTGCCAGACATTGAGTTGGACTATAATTCTTACATGTTCGCGCGTCCCGTATATTTCGGGAGTGGTAGAGCTAAAAACGCATTAGCAGTCTTAGCAAATGTATCGCGTCAATTAAGGCGCTAAATCAATAGTGTTATAACACTACTCCTTAGGAGTTATCCTATGTCAGCAGCAACAAACATCGTAATAAACGATGGTCAGTCGACTCCTGTTTCCCATACCTTTGTACCAGCTCGGAAAGCTGGGGATGTGGTCTTTTGGGAAGAGCGAAACACGGCTCATACGGCCGGTGGGTTTTACTCCATTTCAATCGGAGCGAACTCGCCTACCTCCCGGCAAGTAGTCCGGGCTAAAATCAACCTCAGCGTTCCTTTCGAGGTCGTGAATGTTGATACGGGATCATATTCGTATCCTTCCATTGGAAGGGCAAATATGGATATTTTGGTTCCGGTATCGGCAACGGCCGCAGAACGTGCGGATTTGTATGCCTATTTAAAGAACCTAGTGAGTCATGCGGTCATTGATAATTTAGTTAATGATCTGGATACTCCTTTCTAGGGCTACTACTATGGCGCTTTTGCGTCGCCGGAGGTTCAATGTCCTTTTTAAAGGAATTGAAGGAGGCAGTGGATGATCGCGATGTTGAAATCGCATTGTTCAACTGCTTGTGTGAGGAGATAAATACTCCTCGGTCCCTTGCCTGCTATTTGTGCGGCAAATACGGGGAATGGTTAGAGTACAAGGAGCTCCCGATTTTAGACTGCCATTACGATGGTAGCCCTATATTGGAGCGGTTCTTTCGAAAGACCGGACTTCGTGCGTTGCACGATTTTAGGGAAGATCGGCTAGTCAGTAGGATGCTCACGAAGAGCTCTCTTATCGACGACACCGGTAAGTTGGAACCTGAATACAACGCTCGGAAAAGTTTCGCGGAATGCGAGACAATTCTCAAATCCGTTGAGGGTAAAGTGCCCTCATTTCCGGGCTTGCAAAAGTTCATAGACCAGCTGGATGACATCTTGGGTTTCCCAGGTGACACAACGTATGTATCCCAAGACTTTATTGATTTTGTAATCAATAAAGCTCGTTTCGGGCCCGGAGCATCTGCTGGGCAGAAGCTGATTTTAAAGAGTGATAAGTTGAGGTTAACTCCCTCTGTGGGTCCGAACCTGTACAAGCTTAGAAAGCTTTTAGCAGGCCCAGTAATGGATAAATGGAACAGTCTGAGAAAACCGAAGTATAAGGTGATCAAAGCTGTTTCCGTCCAGACGGTACCTAAGACCGCGTTTACCGATAGGACTATCGCCAGTATGCCTTTGTTGGATATGTATTTCCAGCGCGGGCTTGGTGTGTTCTTTGAAGAACGTCTGCGGTCCTATGGGTGTGATATCCGTGATCAGTCACGAAATCAGATGTTAACTAGAAGGGCTTGCGAAGATGGTCTTGCGACTATCGACCTGAGCTCAGCGTCTAGCTGGTTTTGTGAAGAGAATCTAAGTTACCTCCCGGATGACTTGTTGTGGCTTCTTAACATTGTGAGGCCGCATTATTACAAGTTGACGGATTTAAAGGGTGAGCAGCCGAAAGTTTTTTACAATTGGTTGCCCATGGGCGCAGGTCATACCTTCGCGTTCATGACTTTGTTTTTCTTTGCTTTGGTGCGTTCTATTGTACCGAAGCGGTTATGGAATAAAACGGGAGTCTATGGAGACGACATTATTGTCCCGGCTGAATTTGCCGGTCCTGTTATCACTGCCCTTGAAGCACTTTACTTCAAGGTTAACCGAGAAAAATCGTTCTTAAACGGACGGTTCTACGAGTCTTGCGGTGTCGAAGTACTTGATACCGTTGACGTAACTCCTTTCTACTGTAGGACGAACAACACGGGTTCGGCAGCTGGTAAAGTTGCTGCAACTGCGTATAAAGTCCGCCTGGCCAATAGATTAAAACATTGGTTAGGTCCCGATTGGAATTTCGGGGATTATTTCTCCGGGATATGGTTTGCCCTTGTTACAGGGGTGCCAACTATCAGTCGGAATCCAGTGCCACCCAGCTTTGGCGATGCAGGTTTTAATGTGCATCTCAAAGATTTGCAAAACGCTGCCGTACTTCGGCAGTTTAAACGGTTTGCACCGAAGCCCGCAAAGGTTTCGGAAGGGTGGGAAAGCGTTTATACAATATGGGCGTGGCAAGTCAAGCCGCGCAAAGTGGACGTGCGAGATCGATTTTTGGTCTTGTATACCCTCAGTATTGTAGAAGACTCGGCGGAGGTTTACTACCTCCGTCATAAAGTGGTGGGTGACGGTGATTCTGGCTCATCTTTCGACGGGCTTGAACCACTGATTGGGTTGTTCTCCAATCCGGTTCTGAGAAGAACGTTCGCTCACTGGCCTGCTAATCCTTAGTAGGTCCCACTTCTCAATGGCGCTCTGCATGTAAACCTTGCATAGCTTATCGGTTAATACCTTTAAGCATAGACTGCAATTATTGTTTCAGAGTTGTCGTTCACGCGCGTAATTTTACGCGGTGTGTCACCGGTTGGTGACTGGTTGTTGCGAAAGCAACTTGGG